GCCTTGTATACAAATCCCTTTCATATACAAGTCCTTGCCGTCGTTAGCAGATTCTATAATTAGATTCGCTTGATCGAACGTTAAGTTTTCTTGTAGTAAAGGTCTCATTTCCTATAATCCTTATTTTGTTACTGGCTTAGGTGCTGGAGACAATTTATGTTTGCCGCCGCCCTTTGTGTTTACATTACCAGCATCACTAACTTTAGGAGCTGAAACTTTTCCACCTGTTTCATCTTTCTTAGGTGTAGTTAGTCCGCCCTTTTGTTGCTTTGCAACTGGTCCAGATGATCCGTCTCCGCCTTCAGAGTTTGTTGGAGCAGACACATTTTTTGTGTATTCTACAACTTCTTCAGCTTCTTCAACGTCGTCACTTTCGTAACGTACAGATTCTTCAGGTGCTAATTCAGGTTCCATCTCTGGTTCCATCTCTGGTTCCATCTCAGGTTCCATGTCCATTTCACCGTCTGCAGGTGCTTCTTCATCACCAGTCATTGCTTCAAATTCTGATCTTAAATCGTCGATTGCAGTTTGAAGGTCTAAAATTTCATCTTCCATACGCTCAGCGTCTTCCGGATCCATTTCTTCTTCGCCTGCATCTAAACCCATGTCGTCAGCCATGTCGCCAGCGTCTGCTTCAGGATCTTCACCTTCGTCATCGTCTTCGCCCATGCCAATTTCATCAGCTTTAATGTCATCTACAAAATCAGCAGTTTGATCTCTAGAGAAGTCTTCTTCAACTTCGTCCTTTGCTTCATCTACTTCTTCGTCAGTTGCTTCTTCAACTGTTTCTTCTGTTTCGTCTACTTCTTTCGCTTCATCAACTTCGTCTTCTTCTGACGCTTCGTCGATATCAGCAAGATCTTCTTCGTCGATTAAGTTTTCGTAAATTTTACGAGACTCATCAACAGCGATCTCATGAAAGAGGTCTTTTGCTTTGTCTTCTTCCTCATTGACTACTAGTTCAATAAGTGATTTCCATTTGTTGTTCATGTTTTGAACTCCTTGTTAATACACGAGATATGGCGCATTTTCGTAATAGTATTTACAAATATGCTAGTTTAATTCGTTAAAACGTCAGATAATCGCACCTTTTGGTGAAATATGTAACACGTTTTAATTTATTAGTTGCCTGGGGTTATAATTCGTCGTTGCCTGAGTTTTCTTGCCCGTATTGTGCCTTAATTTTTTCTATCATTTTTGATTTTTCAAACTTTTTAGCATCATACATCTTTCTCAAGCCGTTAATTTGACCTAGTGTCAGTTTACTCTTACGAGTATTACCTTGTACTAAAATGCTTTGGTCATTTTCAGCATTATAAAAATCTTTTTGATCGTTTTGATCTTGGTTTAATTCGAATAATTTCATACTTGTATTTAATCGACTTCAATAAAATTTAAATCGATATATCCTCTTCTGCTCCTGAGTCAGCGTCGCCGCCTTCTTCTCCACCTAAATCGTCGCCTTCTTCTCCACCTAAATCTCCAGGATCACCTAAAGAATCTATGTCAGCGCCTAATCCGCCTGGTGTAATTCCAGCACTTCTAAGAGATTTACCGCCTAGTAAGTTTTCTGAATCACCTTGTTCTTCTCGCCACATTATATCATTATCTTTCATTTCTTCTTCAGTTAAGCCTAAGAATCGTTCTAAAGCAAACCTTTTACTAATATACGGGACACCTTCCATTTGAGTAAAGTTACTAATTCTACTAGCATCTATGTCACTTTGTCTGTAACTAGCAAAGTTTTGAGGCTCGTTAAGTTCAATGTCAAAGATCGAATTATCAATGTTAACTCCTCTCCAACGTAAAAACAATTTAAATTCATCGTCAAAGGTACTAGCTACTAAACTTTGTAACCGCATACAATACTGATTAAATCTATGTTCTTGTATTAATGCTACGCCTACTTTACCGTCTGCTACTGTATTAGTAGCATCATCACCTGATGTAGGTAGATATGTTGCTGGTATTCTTAATCCTCTGTACAACTTATTAGTAAAGTATTTTAAGTCTGATATCTCACCAAGGTTTTCTCCACCTGGTAATGTTTCAACTTTAGAACCTCTGCCTTCTGCTGTTTGAGGGAAGAAATAATCTTCATTAATTGATAACGGATTATAAGTAGCATCCATCATACTTTGTCCGCCACCTGTTGATGTTGGGATTCGTCTTTGATGAATTTCGTTTTTAACTCTTTCAACATAGCCCATTGCCATATGTGTTGGCATGTTACCTACGTCAATATAAAATACTCTACGCTCTGGCGCTCGTTGTACCCTGTATATAATAATAGCATCTTCTAGTAATTCTTTTTGCTTGTATACCTTAAATATATTTTCTAATACACTTGTACCAAAGGGCCAGTTAGCATCTAAGCCTTCTGTTAAACTTAAATGTACAACATTTTCTGCGTCTATGGAGTTTTCAGTAGTTTCTGTCTGTCTGCCGCTGTAATGTCCACCGTTGTTAGACCCCGTAGTCGAACTAGGCGACATGTTTGCTGTTTCTGTGTGTTGAGGTGCTGTAACTGTTAAGTTTTCAAAGTTGGGGGCAAGATCTTTTAATATATAAACTTCTGGTTTTTTACCCTTTGCTTCATTAACTACAACTTTTGTTACGTTTTGCGGCTCTACCCAAAACCATTCAAATGTTTCTGGGTCTCTAATGAATGTTTGATCGCCGTACTTTAATACATTACGAAACACTTTAAAAATTCGTTTGTTAAAATCGTTTAAACTGTTCCAATTTTTAAGTTGTTCACTTAAAACTTTTACTTCTGTTTCTGTAGGGCTTTCTTTAAAATTAAAAGTAAATGGAGTACCATTTTCTGGTGACTTCATTGTACAAAATTCTGCTAAAATATCAATTGCTGTGTTAACTTCAGAATCCATATCCATAGATTCGTATTGAGTGTATCTTTCAATCCTGTTTGGATGACCAATATACACTTCCGGAAGTTGACTTTGGTAATTCTTAAAACCCATATCAGGTTTTGAGCCTTTTCCGCTTAATGGACTAAGACTGCCCGTATCTACTGTTTTAAAATATTTTTTCCAACCCATATTCTTTTTCCTATTATATACTGCTATTTAGTACATATTAAACCACGGTTAAATTATCTTGGTTTAATATACTACGAATTAGCTGATATCGTATTTGCTATCTTGTTTCCTGTTGTAGTTAATTTAATTAACGTATTTAACTTATCAATTTGTTCGCTAGTAAGACTAGCATATAATTCAGCATTTTTAGATATTTTATTTTCTATTCCTTCATTAATTTTATTGCTTTCTTTTAAGGCTTTATATATATTTTCAGAATGTTGTGCTGTTGACAGTTCCTCATTAGGTGTTATAGTGCCGCCGGCGCTTGGTGTAAATAATTCAGAGCCACGCTCGCCAACAATATATGGATTGCCCATTCCGACAGCTCCGCCATATTGCTTAAACGGTGGAGTTAGGCCGTTACTTGATATTCTGTTGTTTATCATCGACCGTATGTGCCACAAGTCTTGTAGCTTGCCGCTCTTTCCTAGCATTCCTTCAAATCCGTCAGCCGCTAATCCAATGTCGTTTGTATTAAATATTTTCTGCATTTCGGCGATTGTTGCTGACATGCTGTCAGGCATTATACCGTCATTGTCTCCCATCAAATCTGATACATTATTTGCAAACTGATGTGCGGCATATTGGTACGCCGATCCGGTACCTAAGCCGTTAGTAGCATTAGACCACTGAGTTAGCATAGAAGCTATAGGCGAATCGTGACCGTATGCTTCCATTTGAATATTACCGTTTGGTAATATTACACCATTTTCTAGAGGTTTCTGACTAAACAAATCACTATAACTATCAGCGTTAAACGAAGGTGTAGAAGAAGTAACTTCACTTCCTGAAGTGGCAACGTTACCCGTAGTAACAGAAGTTCCTTTAGCGTCAACGTTACCTGTTTTCTTCAGATTGAGGTCAGCTTCTAAAGAAGTAACTTCACTTCCTGAAGTGGCAACGTTACCCGTAGTAGCAGAAGTTCCGTTAGCGTCAACGTTACCTGTTTTCTTCAGATTGAGGTCAGCTTCTATTTGCTCTGTAGTAAGAGTATTGCTATCAGTTTCTACGTTACCCAGAGTTGAAGCCTTAACGATCTCTTCTTTCTCTACTGCAATTTCCTCGCCTTTTCGTGTTTTAATGGCTTCGTAGGTCGCTAACGCTTGGTCTTTACCCTGAAGGGAGCCTTTTATTAATGCTGTAGCATCCTCACCTGACAAACTGCTAATAAAGTCCGGGGTTATAGTGTCGCCTAATCCCAATCTCTCTATATGCCCTGATGCTTGGCTTCGTAATTCTTTTGTACTTGTGCCACCTAATAAGTAGTCCCACGGTGCCGCGGCAACTATACTAAACTGTGTGTAAAAGTCCGAAAATGCGTCAATTATTAAGTCAGCCATCGTGCCAAACTTATCAATACTACCTTGAATTTTGGCGCCTAAGTCTTTAGCATCTGAGAAACCCATAGATTCAACAAAATCTGCTATTCCAGTATTAACACCAGACTTAATACTAGATGTAGCTGATACTAACTGTGCAGAAAGGTCCATAATGGCACCACCGGCGCCTTCTGCTGATTTAGTTGTAGTGTCTATTCCATCAGCTTCTGCTTTCCTTAGTTGTTCAATTTGAACATTATACTTCTGAACACTAGAACCTGCTTCTGTCATAGTAGTAGCAACATCATTTATACCGTATAATGATTGAAATTCTTTGCCACTTCGTTCAATAGCCGGTGTTATAGCGGCCATTTGCTTGTGAAATTCGTCTTGTGTTATTTTTCCTGTTGCTACAGCATCACCTAAGTCGCGTATCTTTTTAGCCGCTTCACTGTTACCAGCTACAAAATTCTTAATTGTTGTGTTGCCAGCGGCCATTTCTTGGGCTAAATCTTTACCTGCAATACCTGCCATTAACAATTGTGAAATGGCCGAATCTTGTCCGCCTGAGGCACTAAATGCCATTTCCAATGCTTTTCGTGCCTCAACTGTAGCACCACCCAATCGCAAATTAGCATCAGCTCTTAAATCGTTCTGTGCTAGTTCTTCTGATAGTTGCTGTCTGCTCTTGCCTGTGAGTCCTGTTAACTTAGTTAAGTCTGTTATATAATCTTTAAAGAGAACACTTTGTTGAGCATAACTCAAATTTTGAAAATTTGTATTTCTCGATTGTGTTTGAGTAAACTTAGCCATTTGCTCTGCTTGTTCGTCAAATGTGATACCTAAAGCATACAGCTCACCACCAAATTTCCCCATGCATTACATCTGCTAATTCTACAAATCGTTTGGCACCAGCTGAAACTGTTC